GTAAAACCGTTTCCCATCGTTGAGAACATCTCGAGCTCGATAGTCACCGCATCACAACCAGGGAGTTTCCACTCGATGGAGGGGGTGCGGATTCTACTCAACCATTCATACCAGTCAGGAGGAAAAAGATACCTCACAAGACCAATACAAATGAGGTCACTCGCACTGCTCAAATCAATGGTAGCGTACGCCGGAAGACCATATGGTCGCCGTCCGCACGAGCCAAGAAAGGCAAGTTGCCGATTAACCTGTTGTTGATCAACGAGGTCGATGCCGTAATGGGTTAGGTAAGTGCCAAGCACTTTGCCAGTCCCCAACTGCAGCAACATATCGTCCGAGGGTATAATTGAAATACCACGGTCAACATCAGCGTTTTTTGCAACGCTTGTGAACCTAGCCTTTGCATCTGTTACATCACCATCACCGTACGCAAGCTGTCTTATTGTTTCGACGCTCGCCCATAGCGGGTGTGTCCGCAACACGCGGGTCACGGTTTCCGCAACGAATCGCGAACTAGCGGCTCTGGGGCCCTGTAGCTTATCCACAAGGGATTCGCCATCAGGACCTACAGAGGCACCAGGTCCGAAACTCATATGATGGCAACACAACGCAAGCGGTGCGCTGCCCAGATTTCCACCGAACCACTCGAACAGCACCTGACGCGCCTCATTCAGAATGAGATGCGTTTGGTACCTAAAGTGCGCAGGCTGATCAACGATCGTCCTAAAACGACGGTTGGTGTCAGAACAACGTACGTTTGAAGCCATCAGAGCTGCAAAACACGCGCCAGTTCGTTCTCTAGCTTTAGCGGGGTCAGGGACCCCGATATATCGCTTTGAAACGTTACTGAGCATGTGCTGAGCAGCGTGATAACTAGGGTGGTCAGGATTATCCTGAATTGCTTGGTGGACATCTGCGGACAAATGCTCCTTTAGTACATCGATCAAAGATGACATAGCTACCTCCAGGGAAGCCGTGTTGTTGGATCGCTAGATAGACCCAGTTGTTAATGCGTCCTTGATCCCTGCCAGCTGATTGGTTAGAACACCATTCAAGAAGGACAGGAATGCGGTGACTTCACCAGGTGAGTTGGTCATAAAACCAACGGGCACGCTGATGTCCATCGAAGCGATACATTCGGATTTGACGCCGACGAGGGGGTCGACCTGACCACCCTTTTTGACGACAAACCGATATGTATTCTTCGGAACGCTTACAACTTGACCTGACGCATTCTTCACCAGCGTAGTCTTTACGGCTTTCGGCCGCGAGAATTTGCAGATGAAGGGCACCTCAGCACTGTGCGCCCCAAATGTGAGCGCAGGTGAATAGGTACCGCCAAGAGCAGACACATAGTACTGCTTCTGATTGACGTCAGCCGGTTGATCTACCTTAACGGTGAAGGTTGGACTTGTAGCGCCTGAGAGGGCGCCGCCGGTTATGACCTGACCATCGGTAATGGTAATGGACATAAGTTTTTCCCTATGGGTTGAAGTTAAGTTACTTCAGAGCACGAGTGCCAGGTGGCACGAGTGCATACGGCGTACGGTGAGTCCGGGAAGACACCAGGGCAAGCAGATTTTTTGCCTGTTTGGTGCTCGGGAAACTCAACCGGAACGTCGGCCTGAAGGTCGCGTCGGCAAGTGGAACACGTTCGTACGTGGTCCATGTCACTCTGCCGGAAAGTGTCCATCGATCTTCACACTTCCAAGAGCCGTCGGAACCAGGGGAGACAACATGACTGAAATCAAGTGTCTTCTTGAATCGTCGAGATTCAAAACCTGAAATCCACGGCGGCATAGGTATGGAATACCAGTTGATGATGTCACCAACATTAGTGAAGTAGTCAACTAGCCAGGAGTAGGGAATCAATTCCCAAGCCCCAGGGAGGATATCCCAAGGCGTCATGCCCCAAGTTTTTTGTAAAGTGGCGCGGTGAGCTTCCGAGTTTAGGAAGTCCTGCTGCCACGTAACACCAAACCGGGTTGACACCTCGGAATGCCAGGAACCGGAGAGATTGTAAGAGGAGATACCGGTATATGGAATACCGAGCTCCTTTGAAAATCCCCCTCCGATACCGATCCTCCCACTGCCACTGGTTGTTTCACGAAAGGGTTCGTCCTCTTCGTGACGCAACAATGCATCGATCGCCGACGTGATGTCCTGGTAAAGGGGCATCGCGCCAAAATGAAAGGCGAGCCATGCATCAGAGGCAGCAGCACGTGCTTTGGACGGGTTCCCTGCCAGCTTGAGAAGCTGGAGAAACACTGCAGAGGCTCGAGAGCCAAGCAGCTTATGGGCGTCCCGCATCATTGCAATGCTTTCTGGTAGTGCCCCGACGAATGGAATAGCGTCGAAGGTTTTGTCCCGCATATGCTTGTTAAACTTAGCAAGTGCGAGATTCCGGGACGAAATCAAATCAGCTGGCGAGCTATCTGGCGGCACGAAGCCGTCACAAGGCAGGTTCGCTGGATGAAAATCCATGGTCATGCCCAAAGTCGTCGGCGACATCCCTTTCAGGATGTAAGCTGATAAACCATACTCCACGTTGGAAAGTGCGTTGAAATGCACAGCCCGATACGGGGTTTGGGGTAAACGACCAAGCTTCTTTAGAGTGTACCAGCCCTCGACCTTTTCGCCGAAGGCTTGTTTTGTCTCAGTCATGTCGACCGCCCACGAATCAGTGTAAGTGCCACCAAACACATGACGGATCATATGTCCGTTGAAAACATGCGAGTAATGGCTACTTGTTTCTAATGGTGTGCGGTCACCTAACATGGCTGCCTCCTGGAAGGGGGATTGAAG